TGTCTGGGCGCGTTACGGCGTGGTCGGTTTGCCAAGTTGGGATGTCGTCAACGACCTGCCTGATGGTGTGTCAATTGTCGGCAAATGGGTCATAGTTAAAAAGAAGAAGTGATCATATGGTATCAATTAACGCCACTTTCCGCATATGAGTAACCGTATAATGTCACTTTATACGCGCTGTGGTATATTCAAAGCATGGAAATACCATGCGATTACCTTGCAACCGATTGGACTGGCATACCGTGGGTTCGCTACGAACAGTGCTACATAATAGACGGCAAGGTAAATGTGGGATTTCGCGAACCGCGCCTCATACAAGCGACCGATATGGGCCGCTGCCGTGACGACGATCCCACCCCACACATACGTTACCGTCTCAGCGAATATGAATGGATTTGTTTAAGGAAATAACATGTGCAACAGACGAAAACCGATAAAGCATATCTCCGGCCATACAGCATATAGGTTTTCCGATGTGCCTGTCTTACTAGAAGGCGACGAGTGCGTCGCCGATGGCCGGATATGGCTTTCTTACACCTGCGAGCACGATGACGATGGGTGGGATGTGGATTGGGAGTACGACAACTTTGACGAGCTGGATGTATATGCACCAGATGGTGAACCAATACTTCTTTCCATGCCGGATAGCGTTTACGATCAGATTAAGACATACTTGGACCTTCAACCCCGCTTAATTACGGAAGCTGTATATGACCACGCAATCAATTCCATCTGACACCACCGACGACACCTGCCCCAACTGCTTGTATTGGGATCGCCACGGCAGTGACCCTTACGGTGTGTGCCGCGCCAATCCACCAACTGGCAGCGGCTGGCCCCGTACTTCACGCGACGATTGGTGTGGGCATTGGGAGGCCGCGCCTGTTCCGCCTCCACCACCTGCACCACCTGCACCTGCACCAAAGCCCACTCCCGCCGCCCCCGCCAAACAAACAAAGAAAAAAGCATGACCCTCGAATTTGAAACAGCCGAACAACTCTACGCACATTACCAAGAAGTCGCACATCGCATTGGTTCACGCCGCTATGTTTACCCGGTTGATCCAATTGTGACGGCGATTGCACCGCGTCCGGCATCCACTGCCGCACCTGCACCGGAGGCGGAACCTGTTGACCCGACGCCCGAAGAGTATTGGAACAAGTTATTGTCGGACGAACTGCCGAAGTCGAGGCGTGCGGCCGAACGAATGGTTGGGTTGGTCGCAAAGAAGTATGGCATCACCTACGAAGAAATTGTGGGACCGTCGCGGAAGTCGAACATCGTGCACGCGCGGCAAGAGGCGTACTGGTGGTTGAGCCGTAGGTTCGGGTTTTCGACGATCACGACGGCTCAATTGATTGGTGGCCGCGACCACACCTGCGTCGTGCAAGGCGTGCCAAAGCATCTGGCACGGATGCAAGCGAAATGACGGCGGATGTATTGCCCTTTGCCCCACTGCCGGAAGTGCGCCGGATCAAAGAATTGGAACGCTTGTTGACCAACACAGAAGCACAATTAGGGCAGGCGCACGAGGCTTTGATGCGGGCGAAAGATGTCATCACGTCGTTACAAGAAGAAAAGAGCTACCGAGAGTTCTATCAATGGCTTTCGACCGAACGGTTAAAGGACATTACGGATTTGGAACAGGATGTAAAAAGATTGGAAAGGGAATTACATGAGCGAGGATGAACTTTTAGACCGCGTGCAAGAACAATTTGGGTTTACAAACTTTGTCTTGATCGGATTGACGCCATCAGAGCATGGGGACAAAGACATGGATGATATGCACATCATAACGACGCCAATGCTCCCGCCGTTTGCGTTGATGGCTTTGCTGCACAGCGCGTTGGGCGAAATCATGTACGACTTATTGGATGAAGACGTTCCGGCGGTGCATTGATGGTTGCTTGGGCGCATCAGGTCGACGTTATCCCCAAACTTTTAGCTGGTAACTTTCTGTTAATATGGGACGCAGGTGCCGGAAAGACTCTGCCGCTTTTACAAGCAGCAAGTCAGCGCGGTGGCCGCGCACTTTACCTTGGCCCACCTGCGATTCGCACGCAGGTGTCAAAAGAAGCTCAAATATTCGGCTGCTATGACGTCAAAGACATCCAAGTCATTCAGTATGGCAAAGATAAAGTCGCACCGCAGTCGAAGCTGGTCATTTGCTCGTATGACCACTTGATCGACCCGAAACTTTGGAAGCAGTTGTTTCAAATGGAGTGGGACACGCTGATCTTGGATGAGGGGCACTTGCTCAAGAACACCGCTGCCAAACGCACCCGGGCCGTGTACGGTTCCCGCCGCGATTCACCCGGTGCGTTAATTCGCCGCACTAAAAGAGTATGGGTTGCGACCGGGACACCCATCGTCAACGACCCAAGTGACTTTTGGCCCCATGTGTCTCGGCTTTTGCCATACGTGCTTGAAGAAGCACAGATCGAAACAAAAAACCAATGGATCGAAAAGTTTTGCCACACACGCCAAACGCCTTATGGGCCAGTAGTGACGGGCGGCAAGAACTTGGAAGAGCTACGTGCGTTGCTCGCCCCGCATGTGTCACGTGCAAAGAAAGAAAACATCCTCGATCTGCCGCCGTTACATGTTACTCAGTTGTGGGTTCCCGCAAGGGACATTGATCTTGATGGCGTTCCGCCTGAGGCGTTGCAAGAACTTGAACGGCTGTTGGATCAGAACCGTGTCGAACGACTTGGAGAGTTGATGGCACCGCTGGCGACGTTGCGTCGAAGGATTGGTTTGCTGAAAGCCGCTCACTGCGCTGACATTGTGGAAGGCGAAGCCAGAAGCGGTGGCGGCAAGACGATTTTGTTCTACCACCACAAAGATGTTGGCGAGGCGTTGGTCACGCAGCTTTCTGCGCAGACGATATTCAAAGGAGGCGTCGCGCATTACACGGGTGGGATGGCGCAGGCGAAGCGCGATGCGGTTGTGAAGCAATTTACGGGTGACAAAAATTGTCGCGTGCTAGTGGCACAGATCATGGCCGCTGGAACGGGGTTGAATTTACAAGCAGCGGAACGAATCATTATCGTCGAACCCGCATGGACACCTGCGTCGAACGAACAAGCCATCGCCCGTGCCTATCGTGCAGGCCAAAAGAAAAAAGTATGGGCTTCGTTCGTTTGTTTGGAAAACACTATTGACGAGCGAATAACTAGTGCTCTAATACGGAAACAACGAATCATTGATGGAGCAGTCGGATGAATCTTGAAGCGAATGTAAAGTTTGTAATTGACGCAAAAAGCAGTAAAGACTTGTACGAGAAATTGCGCGATTTGATTAATATACTTGAAGGGCCGGATGACGATTTGCTTGTTGCTAAGACGTTGCGGCTTACGCGACGCGACATGGATGAGCTTCTTGCCGATTATGTAAATATCGTCCACGGCGGCAATCACCATGCCATCGAAGAACTTATTCGGGAAATAGCTGGCGAGCCGACATTGTACGATGCGCCAATCGATACGTGGCCGAAGATCGCCAAAGCCGCACAGGACGCCATTCACGACAAAGAGTTCGACGATATATTCGCGGAGATGGCGCGATGAGCGGCCATTCAAGATTTGGCGCGAGTGCCGCGCATCGGTGGATGCGGTGTCCGGGCTCCGTACAGCTTACAAAAGATATGCCGAACCCGTCTTCGGAGTTTGCGGCGGAAGGGACAATGCTACATGAATATTGTGCGAATGTTTTGTTGGGCCTTGAGAATCCGTACGAATTGACTGACGAGCAGCTTGATGTCGCGAACTTATATATTGAAACAGTCCGCCAAGAGGCGGCAGGCGGCGAATTGTTTGTCGAGCAAAAGTTCAAACTGCCATTCCACCCTGAGTTCTGGGGCACGGCGGATGCTGTTGTCGTATTTGACAACACTTTGAAAGTGATCGATCTCAAAGCTGGTCGTGGCGTTGCGGTGGAAGTCGATTACGCGGGCAAGATCAATCCGCAGCTTGGGTTTTATGCGCTCGGTGGAATGTTTTCAGTTGGTGAACGTCTGTGGGAATCGATTGAGATCATCATTGTGCAACCGCGTTTGGGTGGCGTAAAGCGCCGTTTGACGGATGCGTATGAGTTGGCAGAACTCGCACGGGAATTAGTCGCCGCTGCCGAATTGGCGGAAAGCGACACTCCTCCATTTTTGGCAGGTTCTCATTGCAAGTTTTGTTTGGCCCGCGCCACCTGCTCGGTATTGCGGGACGAGGTGATGCGTTTAGCAAGGATGGATTTCGATGTGGCAACCGATTGAGACAGCGCCAATGGACACGGATGTTCTGTTATGCACGGATACCGGAAGTGTTCATCTTGGTTATGGTTTTGATTATCCATACAGCGATGAAAACCGATACTATTGGTGTATTTCTGGTGGACCGCAAATATTTCCCACCCATTGGATGCCATTACCGGAGCCGCCAAATGATGCAACCTGAAAGTTTAAGTGCCCAACAAATTTCTGAACTGTTGGGCAAAGCCGATGTGATTGAGACTTGGCTGAAGGCAGTGCGTGCTTACGCGCAAGAGTTAATCGAAGCGGGTGATCATATCCCCGGATGGAAATTGGTGCCCAAACGCGGCACACGGAAATGGAAGGATGAGCGGATCGTGAAACAACGTCTTGCATCAGAAGGTTTATCAGATTTTGTGTCGGAGAATCTTTTAACTCCGGCGCAGGTTGAGAAGCTGGCGAAGAAGCAGGGCGTCCAACTTGATCTGTTTGATCTCATCACTTCAGAAAGTTCAGGGGTTAATCTGACCCGTGAAACGGACAAGCAGGCTTCTGCGACTGCATCCGCTCGTAACGACTTCGCAGATTGAAAAGGTGTAACAGCATGACTATCGAATTAGTTCTAATAGTTGGCATTGCCATGTGGGGCACTGTCGAGGTGATTAAGCACACTTTACCGTCATATTACGACCGCACTCAGAAGGAAGTTTCTTCATACGCTCACGACCGCATTGACGCGCTCGAAAAGAAGATCGCTGAAATCGTCGGAGAGGCCAAATGAGCAAGATTATCATTGGCCCCGGCCGTCTTTCGTTCCCTGCAATTTTCCATCCACAACGCGAGGACATGGGGGGCAAGTACGGCCTCACTATCCTCCTACCACCTGACTACGACACCAAGCCACTTATGAAAGCGCTGGAAGATGCAGCGACCGAAAAGTGGGGTCCAGATAAAGCCAAGTGGCCGAAGGGCAATTTCAACGGCCCGAAGCAAGTCATTCGCGATGCAGGCGATAAAGCGCATTTGGCAGGTTACGAGGCGGGCTGGAAGTTTATCTCGCTCAAGTCAAAGACACAGCCCGGTTGCGTGAACGCTGCGACTGATCCGGTTACGGACGAAAAGGAAGCGTATGCAGGACGTTGGTGCCGGGTGACCGCACGGGCGTTTGCTTACGACAACGTGCTCAAGGGCGTTGGTTTTGGCTTGCAGAACGTGCAGTTGCTCAAACACGATTCCGCTTTCTCTGGCGCAGGTCGCGCACAGGATGACTTTGATGTAATGGCCGAAGAACTTGGCGAAGTATCCGCCAAGGGCAACGACGATTGGGATAACTAACATCCCATCGGGGCGGTGGACTTTGTTCCCTCTTTGCCACCGCCCCACCTTAATTTGACATAGCGTTTGAAACCAGCTAAATAATCTGTGTACAAAATATTGGAGTTTGTCATGGAAGAATGGCGTTGGGTGTTAGGTTATGAAGGAAAATACGAAGTTAGTTCATTGGGTCGAGTAAAAGCTGTAAGTCGCGAATGGCAGCAAAAAGCAAAATCGGGCAAACTTTACAAATATAGTAAAGCAGAACGGATGCTTCGCCCCGGAAAAATGCCGGGAGGTCATCTTTCAGTTTCTTTAGGACGTAAAAATTCACGAACTGTTCATTCTCTAGTAATGCAAGCTTTTGTTGGTTTTCCCCCTGCAAATATGGAAATATTGCATATCAACGGCGATCCTTCTGATAACCGTCTAGATAATTTACGATATGGGACACGTTCTGAAAATATTTTAGATGCTGTAAAACACGGCACTTGGATGAGTGAAGCAAGATTGGCGCATTGCCGTAAATTGCGAACGTATAGGAAAGATTATGCGCCTCCATTTGGATCTGGAAACTAGAAGTACCGTCGATCTCCGCAAGACCGGAGTGTATCGGTACGCCGAAGACCCTACGACAGAAGTGATTCTTGCCTGCTGGGCGTTGGATGATGGCCCGGTGCAGACATGGTTTGCATTTGAAGGCACTTGGACCGATCCATGCCCATGCCCACCGGATTTGGCCGATCTTTTGGCCGATCCGAAAGTAATCGTTGTCGCGCACAACGCCGGATTTGAACGGGCAATGTTTGAATATATCCTTGGGCCTCGGTACGGCTGGCCTGTGCCAGAGTTGACACGGTGGGATGACACCGCTGCAAGGGCTGCACGCCAAGCATTGCCGCGTTCTTTGGAAGGCGCTGCTGACGCTTTGGGCCTCAACGTGTCAAAAGACAAAGAGGGCAAGATGTTGATGCTGCGCATGTGTCGCCCTCGAAGCATTGCGCCCGACGGAACGATCACATGGTGGGAAGATGAAGCCCGTATGGCAAGGCTTGCCGCATACTGTGCCACTGACGTAGAGGTCGAACGCCAGCTCGACCACACCCTGCGCCAATTGTCCGACGACGAACGGCGCATCTGGTGGCTGACTGAAGCAGTCAATGATCGCGGTGTGAGGATCGATGATACCTTCGCGAAGCACGCCATCGCGCTTGCGACAGAGGCGCAGGGTGTTTTGAACCATGATTTAGAAGTTCTGACCAACGGTGCAGTCAAAACAGCGAGCCAGATGTTTCAATTGAAAGAATGGCTGCTGGCG